AGCGTCGACGACGGCTCGGACAGCGGAACTGATAGTCTGCGCGTCGCGGCGATCAACTCGGCGCTCAACGCCGTGCCGTCGGCGGGCACGGGTAGCACGAACCGGCAAAGCATCGACTTCGGCACCAACGTCGCTGCGGTTTGTACGGAGTCAAGCGCAGGCACAGGCGCTCGCAACGTCGGCTGGTCATCGGGAACCTCCGACGACAAGGCGGCGATCTACCTCGCGATCCGCGAAGACGTGATCGCGGTATCGGTCGCTGAGTCTGGGTCCGCGGCCGACACGCCCGGCGGCGCCAAGACGTCTGCTGCGGCGGTCGAGGAGTCTGCCAGCGCCGCCGACACGCCGGACGCGACGGCGACGCTGCCCGCCGGCATCGGCGAATCCGCCAGCGCCGCGGACAGTCCAGACGGCAGCGTCACCTCGAGCTTCCGAGTCGAGGTGAGCTGGGCCGAGCTCGAGCTGCCGGCAGTCAGCGCCGTCAGTTCGGCTTCGATTGAAGAAGCGGCAAGCGCCGCGGACACGTCAGCGGCAGCGCGGGACACGACCGCCGACCTGGGCGAGTCTGTTGGCGCCGTAGATGCGCCGGCGGCCGCGCTGGTGGCGGTCGCCAGCGTTGACGAGTCTGCCAGCGCCGCCGATAGCCAGGATGCCGGCGTCACGTCCGAGTCGACCGGCGTCGTTGCCGAATCCGCGCCCGCGGTGGATGCGCCAGGGGCGATCTTCGAGACGGTGGCCGCGGCCGCCGAGTCGGCAAGCGCCGCGGACAGCGCGGCGGCCGTCGTTACGACCGAAGCGGCAATCGCGGAGGCCGCGAGCGGCGCGGACAGCCCAGACGGCAGCATCACCTCGAGCTTCCGTGTCGAGGTGAGCTGGGCCGAGCTCGAGCTGCCTGGAGTCAGCGGCGAAACGTCGGCCGCAGTAGCAGAGTCGGCGAACGCGGCGGACACGCCGGCAGCCACCGCCACGCTCGAGGCGGTGATCGCCGAAGCCGCCGCGGCGGCCGATAACCAAAACGGCAGCGTCACCAACGCCTCGACCGGCGCCATTGCCGAGACGGCGTCGGCCAGCGACGCGCCGGCGGCAATTCTCGAGGCCATCGCGGCGGCCACGGAAACGGCCGCCAGCGCGGACACGGCGACCGCGACGTATGTGACCGCTGCCGCGATCGCAGAAGCGACCAGCGTCGCGGAAACGACCGACGGCGACGTGGTTCCGGCGGCTGTCGGCGACATGAGCGAGGCGGCGACCGCGATCGAAACCTGCGGCGCGGTCATCGTCACGTCCGGCTCGATCGCCGAGGGCACCGCAAGCGCCGAGGACGTCGTCGCCGCGGCTGCGCTCTGGGCCGCCGTCACGCTCGCCGAGTCCGGCTCTGCGACCGACGTTTATGGCTCCACGCTGGGGATCATTCCGGTCTACGACGCGCCGGGGCCGACGCACGTCCTGACCGATTCTACGGTGCGCGTTGGCACGACGCCGGCCGTCGATTCGACCGCTCGCATTGGCGGCGCCGTCAGCCGGCTGAAGGCGCGCCGCGTCGGCGAAACGCCGGTGGCCGACTCGACGGCGCGCATCGGCAGCGCCGTCGGCCGGATCAAGGCGCGCCGCATCGGCGGCACCGTCATCGACCACACGCCCAAGCGCATCGGGTAGTGCCACTTTTGCCTATTTTCGGCGCTCGCCCTCGGCGACATTCGCCGATATGGCGCTCGACCGGCTCGTCGCAGGGGATACGCTCGACTTCACGGACGAGGTGCCGGACTACCCGCCGTCCGCCGGCTGGACGCTCAAGTACCGGCTGATCCCGCAGTTCACGTCGCCCGTTCAGGCGCCGATCGAGCTCACGGCGTCGACTTCCGGCGAGACCTACGTCATCCAGTCCGCGCCGGCGACGACTGCCGCGTGGAAAGCCGGCACCTACACCTGGGCCCGATGGGTCGAAAAGACTGGCGCCCGTCAAACGCTCGACCCGCTGGTCCCGGCGCTCACCATCCTCGACGACCCGGCGACCGCCGCCGCCGGCCTGGATACGCGCACGGCCGCGCGCAAGATCCTCGACGGCCTGCTGGATCTGCAGGCCTCCAACGCCGTCAGCCAGGGCCTGATCAGCGAGTACACGATCGCCGGGCGCTCCATGCGCTTTCGCGACACCAAGGACTTGCTGGCCCAGATTCGCTACTGGCGCTCCGAAGTGGCGCGCGAGGAGCGCGCTGAGCGCCTCGCCGCCGGGCAGGACGTCGGCGGCTCGCTGCGGGTGATCCTCTGATGGCCGGCATCCTCGACCGCGTCGCCAGCCGCCTGGGCTACATTCCGCGGCCGACGCCGGAGCCCGCGCGCCTCGCCAAGCGCCGCTTCGAGGCCGCGCAGTCGGGGCGGCTGTTTGCAAGCTGGCCGGCCGCGAACACGTCGCTCGACTACGACCTGCGCGCAAGTCTCGCCGCGTTACGCGGCCGCTCGCGGCACCTTGCCCAAAACAACGACTACGCCCAGCGGTTCCTGCAGATGTGCAAGACGCACGTCGTAGGCCCGGCCGGATTCTCGCTGCAGGCGCAGTCGCGGTTCGCCAACGGCAAGGTCGACCAGGTCGCCAACGAGGCGCTCGAGCGCGCCTTCCGCGAGTGGTCGCAGCGCGGCGTCTGCGAAATCACCGGCAAGCTGTCGTTCGTCGACGTGCAGCATTTGCTGATCGAAACCTGCGCGCGCGACGGCGAGTTTCTGGTCCGCAAGATCGAGACGGCGGCCAATCCGTTCGGCTTCGCGTTGCAGGTGCTCGACGTCGACCGGCTCGACGTGGAGCGCAATGAAGTCTTTCCCGACGGCCGCCGCATCGTGATGGGCGTCGAATTGTCCGCGGCCGGCTCGCCGCTGGCCTATCACCTGCTCTCGGCGCATCCGTCGGAAACCGGGCACCAGATCGTCCGCAAGTGGGAGCGGGTGCCGGCCGGCGAGATTTATCACGGCTACCGTCAGCAACGGCCGGAGCAGACGCGCGGCGTGCCGTGGATGCACACCGCCATGGCGCGGCTCAACCATCTGTCCGGCTTCGAGGAGGCTGCGGTCATCGCCGCGCGCGTCGGCGCCTCGAAGATGGGCTGGTTCACGTCGCCGGACGGCAGCCCGGCGGAAACGCTGGCGGACAGCAAGGACGACGCTGGCATCCCCTACATGAACGCCGAGCCCGGCGCGTTCGGCGTGCTGCCGACGGGCATGGACTTCAAGCCGTTCAACCCGGACTACCCGAACGACACATTCCAGCCGTTTGTCAAGGCGATGCTGCGCGGCATTGCCTCTGGTCTCGGCGTGGCCTATCACACGCTCGCGAACGACCTCGAGGGCGTCAACTTCAGCTCGGCCCGCGCCGGGACGCTGGAAGAGCGCGACAACTGGATGGCGACGCAGGCCTGGTTCGCCGATGCGTTCCTGTATCCGCTGTTCGCGGACTGGGTCAAGCACGCGCTGCTGCATAACGCGATCCGCCGCGCGGACGGCGCGCCGCTGGAAATCGACGTCGAGCGTTACCGCAACGTCATCTGGCAGGGCCGCCGCTGGCAGTGGGTCGACCCGCTCAAAGACATCGAGGCGAACATCGCCGCGATCGGCGCCGGGCTCAAGAGCCGCCGCGAGGTCGTCGCCGAGCAGGGCCGCGATCTCGAAGACGTGTGGCTGCAGCTACAGGCCGAGCAGCGCCAGGCGCAGGAGCTGGGCATTGCGCTGGGCGGCCAGCCGGCCACGGCGGCGATGCAGGAACCGACGGGCGACAAGCCCAAGGAGCAGGACGATGATTGAAGAACGGGAGCAGTACGTCGACCTCCCGGCGATGCACCGCCTCGCCGAAGCCCAGGCGGTCGACGCCCAGGCGCGGACCTTCGAGGCGTCGTGGGGCGCCGGCGCGCAGGTGCGCCGCTACGACTTCTGGCGCGACGAGGCCTGGATCGAGGAGCTCGACATGTCGCCGGATGCCGTCGACTTGTCGCGCCTCAACGGCGGCGCGCCGCTGCTCGACACGCACCGAATCTACGGGCTGGACAGCGTGCTGGGCGTGGTCGAGCGCGCCTGGCTCGAGGACGGCCGCGGCATGGCGAAGATCCGGCTGTCGACGCACGAAAGCGTCGACCCGGTCGCGCACAAGGTCGCCGAGCGGGTGATACGCAACCTGTCGATCGGCTACGAAGTGCAGCAATTCAAGGAGGTCGGGCGCGACAAGGAGTCCGGCCTGCGGGTCATGCGCGCAACGCGCTGGGCCCCGTTCGAGATTTCGTTGGTCCCGGTCGGGGCCGACGCTTCCGCGCAGACGCGCGGCAACGAGCAACAGCAGGCGCGCGTCACGCGCTGCCTGGTTTCGCTGTCCCCCGCGGCACGCGCCGCTTTCCAAGAGGAGTCCACGATGACTCAGCAACAAAACCCGGCGGCCGGGACCGAAGCGCAAGCGCCGCAAACCAACGTCGACATCAAGCTGGTCGAGAACGCCGCACGCGACGCCGAGCGCGAGCGCGTCAAGTCGCTCGACGCGCTGGGCCGCCAGTTCAAGGAGAAGGGCGGCGAGGATCTGGCCCGGCAGTGCATCGCCGAGGGCAAGTCGTTGTCCGATTTGCAGTCGATGCTGCTCGAGCGCGTCGGCACCAAGGTCACGCCGACCACCGGCGAGATCGGCATGTCCGAGCGCGAGCGCCGCTCGTTCTCGATCGTGCGCCTGGTCAACGCGCTGGCGCAGCCGGAGAACAAGGCGGCGCGTTCCGCGGCCGCCTTCGAGTTTGAGGCGAGCGAGGCGGCGCTGCGCGTCGAGAATCGTAGCTTGCGCGGCGGCGCGCAGGTCGTGATCCCATACGACGTGCTGGCGCACGCCGGCCGACGCGACCTGATCGTGGCGACCTCGACGATGGGCGGCTACACGGTCGGCACCGACACGCTGGGCGCCTCGTTCGTCGACCTGCTGAAGAACAAGACGTTTGCGATCCAGGCGGGCGCGACGGTGCTGTCCGGGCTGCAGGGCATGGTGGCGATCCCGACGCTGGCGACCAGCGCGACCGCGTACTGGGTGGCGGAAAACACCGCGCCGACCGAAGGCGCGATGAACTTCGGCCAGCTCACCATGACGCCGAAGATGCTCGGCGCGTGGGTCGACGTCAGCCGCCGGCTGCTGATCCAGTCGTCGATCGACGTCGAGAACTTTGTCCGCGGAGAGCTGGCGAGTCAGATTGCCGTCGAACTCGACCGCGCGATCCTGAACGGCGCCGGCACCGGCTCGGAACCGCTCGGGATTCTGGCGGCGACCACGGTGGGCACGACGACCGCGGGCGCCAACGGCGCGGCGCCGACGTGGCAGCACATGGTCGACCTCGAGACGCTGGTGGCGAACAACAACGCCGACCGCGGGGCGATGGGCTACTTCGTCAACAGCAAGGTGCGCGGCAAGCTCAAGACCGTCGTCAAGTCGACGTCGGCGGTGGCGGGCTTCATCTGGGACAACACCGACATGCCGGTCAACGGCTACCGGACGTTTGTCACCAACAACGTGCCGTCGACGCTCACCAAGGGCACTTCGACCGCCATCTGCTCGGCGGCCATCTTCGGCGCCTGGCAGGACGTCGTGCTGGGTCAGTGGGGCGGCGGCGTCGACCTGCAGGTCGATCCGTACACCGGCAGCAGCGCCGGCACGCTGCGGATCGTGGCGCTGACCGACGTCGACGTGCTGATCCGGCGGCCGGGCTCGTTCGCCTACATCAAGGACCTGCTGACGACGTAAGCGGGCACCTGACGCCACCAGGCCGGGGCCGCCGACGGGCGGCCCCGCTTCCAATCACGACAAGAGCGAAAACCACATGACCTGGTCACTCGAAACGAGCGACGGCAACGAATCGCGGAAGGTGCGCTTCGAGATCCTGCCCTACGTGCGCGGCCGCGGCCTCGATCTGGGCTGCGGACCGTGGAAGTGCTTCGACCACATGATCGGCGTCGACGCCCAGGCCTACCCGGGCGGCAACGGCGCCAATCTCGTCTGCGATGTGACGAAGCTGTGGATGTTCGCCGATGCATGCATGGATTTCGTCTACTCGTCGCACACGCTTGAGGACCAAGAGGACACCGTCGGCACGCTGCGGGAGTGGTGGCGCGTCGTGAAGCCCGGCGGCTACCTGATCCTGTACCTGCCGCACAAGGACTTCTATCCGAACATCGGCCAGCCCGGCGCCAATCCGGCGCACAAGCACGACTTCCTCCCGGTCGACGTGATCAACGTCATGCGCGAGCTCGGCGGCTGGGATCTCGAGGTCAACCAGGAACGCAACCTCGGCAACGAGTACAGCTTCCTGCAGGTATTTCGCAAGCGCGACGATGACGCGCAGTCCGAGAGCTGGCAACTGCCGGCACCGGCCAAGAAGGCGGCCGTGATCCGCTACGGCGCACTCGGCGATGCGCTGTGGGCATCGTCGCTGTTCCCGGCGCTCAAGGCCGAGGGCTATCACATCACGGTCTACACGCAGGAGCCCGGCGAGGAGGTGTTGCGGCACGACCCGCACGTCGACCGCATCATCATTCATAGCGAATACCTGACCGGGCCGACCGACCTGGTGCCGTACTGGCTGCATGAAAAGCCGAAGTACGACCGCTGGATCAACCTGGTGCAGTCGGTCGAGGCGCGGCTGCTGCCGGCGCTGCAGGATCTCGCCTTCCACTGGCCCGACGAGCTGCGGCGCAAGCGGATGAACGAGAACTACCTCGAGTCGGTCCACGAGTGGGCGGACCTGCCCTACGTGCCGCGGCAGAAGTTCTACCCGACGGCCGAGGAGCTCGCCTGGGCGCGCGCCAAGCGGGCCGAGTTCTCCGGCGACGTGGTCGTGCTCAACCCGCAGGGCTCGACCTGGCCGAAGTGGTGGCCCTACACCGGGCGCTTCGCCGCACTGCTCGGTGACCGCGGCGTGCATTGCGTGGTCCTCGGCGACTATCGCGGCGGGCCGCCGGCGCTGCCGGCCCAGTACGGGCACTTCATCGGCCGCGGCTGGACCATCCGCCAGGCGATGGCCTTCGCCGCGCTGGCCGACGTCGTCGTCGGCGAGGAATCGGCGCTGGTCAACGCGGTCGCCTTCGAGTCGCCGCTCAAGGTCGTGCTGCTGTCGCACTCGACGGCCAACAACCTGACGCGCGACTGGCCGAACACGGTCAGCGTCGAGCCCGAAGGGCTGCCGTGCTACCCGTGCCACCGGCTGCACGCCACGCCGCACTTCTGCACCATCGAGAAGAAGACGCAGTCCGCCGGCTGCCAGGCCGTCGCCGTGCCGGAGAAGATCGTCGGCGTGATCGACGAGTTCCTGAAGTGGAAGGCAGCCGCCTGAGATGGCGTTCACCGAAGACCTGACGCCGTTCTTTGACACCGCCGGCTTCGGCGAGGCGGCGACGCTCACCATCGGCACCTCGCCGGCGGCGGTGACGGTCATCTTCGACGCCGAGTACACCGACCCGCTGGGCGACTTCGAGGGCCGCCGGCCGACCGCCTGGGTGCGGGCGTCCGAGTCCGCAGGCGTCGCCCAGGGCGACACGCTCGCCCGCGGCGCCACCACGTACACCGTGGTCGAGGTGAAGCCGGACGGCACCGGCCTGATCAACGAGCTGCGGCTGCGGAGCTGAGATGGCCAACCACGTCCGCCGCCAGATCCGCGAGGCCGTCGCCGCCCGGCTCACCGGGCTCGTCACTACCGGCAGCCGGGTCTACGTCAACAACGTCGACCCGCTGGCGATCAACGAGCTGCCGGCGATCACCATCCGCAACGGCAGCGAGCAAATCGAGCGTCGCTCGCTCGGCCAGCCGAATCCGTACATCAGCCGCGCGCAGACGCTGATCGTCACCGCGCACGCGCGGGCGAGCTCGGCAGTGTGGGACACCATCGACCAGATTGCCAAAGAGGTCGAGATCGCGATGCTCGGCACGCTCGATGCGCTGCAGCTCGGCGGTCTGGCGCTGGATACGCTGCTGGTGGCGCTTGACGACCCGCGCATCAGCGGCGAGGGCGATCGCCTGGTGGCGTCGCTGGACATGCAGTTCCAGATTCTCATCAATGCGCGGGAAGGCATTCCCGACGCAGTGATCTGACAACGATAAAGGACACGAGCCCGCGGACGCGCGCCACTGAAAGGACCATGCCATGACTCTCGGAGTAACCAATCGGGTCGCGCTGCGGCTCAAGCCGGAAGTGACCTTCGGCACCACGCCGGGCACCGGCAACCACTACCTGATGCGGATCACGTCGGAGGCGCTCAAGTACGCGCTGCAGACGACGCAATCGCAGGAGCTGCGCTCCGATCGCATGATCACCGACCTGCCGGTCGTGGGCGCGGGCGCCGACGGCGACGTCGGCTTCGAGTTCAGCTACGGCGAGTTCGACAGCGTGCTGGCGTCGGCGCTGCAGGGCGCATGGGCTGTTGCCGGAACCAACGGCGTCGCCACTGGCACGGCGGTCACGACGACGACCTCGCTGGTGCTGACGGGCGCCGGCACGCCGTTCTCGACCATGGTCGCCGGGCAGTGGTTCCGCGTCGCCAACAACGCCAGCTCCGGCAACAACGGCTGGTGGCAGGCCGCAAGTGTGCCCAATGGCACGACCATCAACGTCGCCTCGGGCCTGACCGCGGGCACCACGACGAGCACCTGCCAGGTGCAGTCGGCGCGGCTGACCAACAGCACAGCGCAATCATCGTTCTCGATCGAGCGCAACAACGCCGACCTGACGCTATACACGCTGTTCCGCGGCATGACGCCGGCACGCCTGTCGCTGAACCTGACGCCGGGCCAGATCATGACCGGCTCGGTATCGTTCATGGGCAAGGACGCTGCCGCAACCGCGGGAACGTCCGGGATGCCGGGCACCTCGGTGGCCTCGCTCACCAACGGCGTCTACAACAGCGTTTCTAACGTATTCAACGTGCTCGAGGGCGGCTCGGCGCTGACGAATACTTACGTCCGCTCGCTGCAGGTCAGCGTCGAGAACAATCTGCGCGGCCAAACCGCCATCGGCACGCTCGGCAACGTCGGCATCGGCGCCGGCAGCTCGGTGATCACCGGCACCATGGAACTCTACTTCGCCGACGCCACGTACCTCAACAAGTTCCTGAACAACACGGCGTCGAGCCTGTCGGTGCGCATTGCGCAGTCGTCGACCGGCATCGGCTACGTGCTGACGTTCCCGAACATCAAGTACAGCGACGGCGGCACGCCGACGCCGGGCGCGAACCAGGACGTCACGTTGTCGCTGCCGTTCCAGGCGCTGCGCGATACCACGACGGGCTATCAGATCCTGCTCGATCGTGGTGGCGACGCGGTCACGCCCTGGGCGAGCTGATGTCGCAGGACGGGCCGGAGGACGCTCCGGCCTGATCGCTTTACCGGCCCTGCCGACGGGCGGTGTGCCGCTTTTTACAAGGACAACCGATGGACCTCAAGAAGCTCTTCGGGACCAACCAGCGGGCCGAGGAGGCCGGCGTGTGGGTCGACATGGGGCAGGGCGCGCGGGTGAAAGTCGCACGCGACACGTCGCAGTCCTACCGCCGTCGGCTGCAGGAAGTGATCCGGCCCTACCGCGGCGCCATCACCGCCGGCGCGATGGAGGACCGCGCGGCGCACGTGCTGTTCGCCAAGGCGGCGGCCGGCACGCTGCTGCTCGACTGGGAAGGCATCGAGGTCGACGGCAAGCCGCTGCCGTTTTCGGTGGAGGCGGCCGAACAGGTGATGGCCGAGCTGCCGGACTTCTACCGCACCATCGAATCGTTTGCCAAGGACGCGGCGCTGTTTCGCGAACAACGTGAGGCCGCCGAGCAAAAAAACTGACCGACCGGCTTCGCTGGGAGCTCAAGTGGAGTCGGGAGGAAGACAAGGCGTTCCTGCGCACGCTGCCGCCGGACGCGCCGGCGTTGCGCGACATGCCGGAGCTGTGGCCGGAGTGCGAGCTCTACATGGAGGCGTTCCGCGACCTGGCATTGACGCGGCCGCTCGGCATGGGCGCGATCGGCCACATCCCGGTGACCGAGGTCTTAGCGTGGGGCCACATGACCGGCGTGGACGATCTCGAGACGCTTTGGCGGCATGTTCACGCGCTGGACGCTGTCTACGTGCGGCACTTCATGGACGAGCAGGCGCGCGATGCGGCTCACGCTAAGCGGCAACGCCAAGACGGTCATTGACCAGCTGCAGCTCGACTCGCGCGAGTACGGGCTCGCCGTCATGCGCGCGCTCAATCGCACGGCCGACGGCCTGCAGACCGACGCCAGCCGCGAGATCCGCAAGACGTACCAGATCAAAGCCAAGGACTTGACGCCGGCGTTCCGCAAGGAGAAGGCGACGCTGCAGCACCTGGCAGCGTTCGTCGAGGCTCGCGGGCGCCCGTTGCCGCTGTACGACTTCGCGGCGCGCCAGAACAAGACCGGCGTCAGCGTGGCGATCAAGAAGGGCAACCGCAAGACGCTGAAGCACGCCTTCATCGCGCGCATGCCCAGCGGGCACGTCGGCGTCTTCATGCGCAATAGCGGCAAGCGGCTGCCGATCGAGGAGAAGTACACGCTCAGCGTGCCCGGCATGCTGACGGCCCAGACGATCGCCGGCGTGCTCGAGGGTCTGGTGACGGACCGCTTCGAGAAGGCGCTTGAGCAGAACGTGCGGTTCCTGACGCGGAGCTAGAGCGATGGACGCCAAGACAGTCCGCTGGATTCTGTCCGCCGAGGACCAGTTCTCGGGCGCGTTCAACAAGCTGCGCCGCGAGATGAGCGACGCCGACAGCGCGTCCGGCAAGCTCGGGGTCGCGCTCGGCGCCGTCAGCGGCGTGATGGCAGCGCTCGGTGTCACGGCGGCGGCGATCTCGTTCGGGCGTTCGGTTAACGAGGCCATCTCG